GCACGAGCCGCTATAGGACGCGGCACTGTACCCCGTGACCGTCGCATCCGTGCTGATCCCGAAGATCGACGCGAACGTCCCGGTGATTTCCCAGTAGCCCGCGCCGGTATCGTTGCGGCCCGTAACGCCGTTTTCGAGCCGGTTGTTTTGCGCGGCCCCGGTATCGTCTACCGTTGGGGTGTAGGCCCAGCTTTCCGCGCTGCCGGTGAACGTGTAGGTTTTAGTCGCGGTCGCCACGGATTCCTCCCGGCTACGCCGCGATTAACCAGTTGGTGTCTGGATCATCCGGCCACTCATCAATACTGAAAAACCACCCGATGCCGTGGCAAATGCACCTAGAGTGCGGATTAAGCACCATCCCACGGGGTTGCATTGCCGTCACCCGTCACGTTCGCGCCATTGATCTGCTGCGTGTCCACCTCGAGCAGATCCGCACCAAACAACGAATCGTACACCTGTGCGTTCAGGATCATAAACTCGTGGAACACGGGTAAATGAACGTCATCATCGTTGATGCACAGCGACACCCGCCCGTTGTAGTTCGTCTGCGCGGCCGTCAACTCCAGGTCATAGTACCCGGCATTGTCGTTGGTGACATGCACCATGTCGTTGTCACCACCAGAGGCGGTGGGCGCGGCGTCGATAATCAGGTTCACGGCCGTGTTGTCGTCGTCGTCCAGTGTCATCGTCAGATGGCAGCCGGTGACCGTGAGCGCGATCTCCGGCGTTTTCCCATCCGTGACATCGACAAATGGACCGACGGTAATGTGAACCGCCGTGTTTTTTCGCAAGAACCGCACGGCACTTAGCTCGCCGGGCAGGTGATCGTGAACGAGGTCAACGTCACCGTATCGCCCACACCAACCGTCACGCCGCCCGCGAAGTTGATGTCGCTGGCGGTCGTACCGACCGTACCGGTGATCTCGGTCGTGGTCCCGGCCGACTTGATGAAGAACTTCGCCATCGTGCCGCCGGTGGCGTCGGTGTCCGACAGCGGGGTACCCGACAGCGTAATCACGCCGGTACTCGACGCACCGAACGCCGGATTGCCGAGCGTCAGTGTCGCCACTTCCACATCACCCGAAGTCGCAAACTCGAGCGTTGCGGTCGTACCGATGCGGGTATCCACTGCGTCCGCAATCGCGTCACGCATGGTCGTCGCCAGTGTCAGTGCCATGTCTCAGCCCTCGCCTTGAATAGTGAATTCGATCTTCTCGCCGGTGTCCTTGCGGACGATGTAACCCTCGCCGTATACGCGCAGCATCGGCAGAGGCTTAACCTCGGGATCTGCCATTGGCAGTTCCTCAAAGTCTTCGTTCAATTCGCGCTCGTTCATCCGTTATCGTCCTCAATACCCGTCACACTAAAACTGACCGAACCGCTGTCACTGTACACACGCACCACGTCCGTTTCGGTCACAGTAAAAGCCACACTCGATACAGAATCGTTTGCATCGATCGCCTGGTCATAGGCCACGTAATGCGCGTTGTCGATCGCCGCCCCAGCGGGGGACAGCGCGATGCGGAACGTCGTGGCCGTCGATCGATTGCACGCCAGCACGCGCGCAGTGGCATGCTTTGCGGACGGCACCGTGTACGCCGCGGTGAGCGTAGTTGCCGCCGGCGCTGACTGTCCGAGGATGCCGTACGTGCGCGCCATCATTCACCCATGAAATAAGCAAGATCGCTTGTCACAGACGCCTGCAGCGCGGAGTGTTCCGCCGCCGTCAGGTGGTAATACTCCCCCGTCGCGCCGCCCTGCAGCCCGGTGAGCGCGTTGTGGTTCGTAACGCCCGCAGCCGAGATCGTCGCCTTCGACCCGACCAATGTCTCGACCGCCTCGATCCGACACTTGGCCGTGCTGCCGTAACTGTTCTTCAGTCCGAAGGTAATCTTGTATAAGGGCGCGATTTCCTGAAAGGGCACGTTGCCCCACGAAAGATTGGACGGCCCCTCGCCTTGCGCTGCCGAGAGTGTGGCGTATTCCGCCTGCCCCGGGATCAGAATGAACTGCTGCTGCGTCTCGAGCGCCGGAACGCCGAACACGTAGTAGTTCAAGAAATAGTTGCTGCTCCCATCGACCAGCGTCCAGGTCGATGTGTTGTTCCACTGCGGGTACGTGCCGTACAGGAACGGCAACGTGTTGCCCTCGTCGAACGTCCAGGCGCCGGCTGTGGTGCGATACCACACCGTATACGGCCCGCCGTCGGCGAGCGCCGTCAGGACATAGCGGATGTCCTCGTCGAGCAGCACCGTCTCGGCAATGCTGAACGTGACGGCGACATCCGAGGCGGTTGCAAGCGTGTAGCCAGCAATCGCTCCGCGCGTCTGCACCTGCGTGCCCTGGCTGTAGTGCAGGTTGCGGTGGATGTTCGCATCGCGACTCGTGGTGTGGAGCTCGAAATAGCCCACACCGTCGGTTCCGGTCCACAGTACGAAGCACACCGGAGCCTCGTCAAACGGCCACGGGTCGGTGCTCCACGTAAAACTCACGCCGTCGTGGTAGTAGAAGTACGTGCCGGCCGTTGCGCTGTGCGCGACAGACTCCTGCACGCCTGTGAACGTGAACTTCTCACCACGTACATAGACATCGAACGTCGCGCCCGTGGGCGTGATCGTCACTTTTCGCGTGGTCGGATCGTACGCCAGTAACACCGCATAGGTGCCGTCGTCATTGAGCGGCCAGCCCGAGGCCGCCTGGCGACCGTCGACATCGGTGTCGGTCGCGTACTGCGAATGCGGATCCGGTTCAGCCTCGTGCGCCGCAACCGAACCGACCGGCTCGTAAAGTGACGCCGCTTCGGTCTCGGTGAGAGCCTCGACCTCGATTCGACGGATGCGCGACTTTACGTGGTCAGAGGAGACTGGCTCAGTATTGCCGCGAACCTTCTCGAACGACATTGCTTATCCGATCAACTGCCCGCGCCGGCCGCGGTCGCGCAACGTGTTGCCGCGACGCGCACTGACCCAGGATCCCTCGGGCGGCATCTGCGTCGGCCCTTCCATCGCATCCGTCGACTGCGCCAGCGTGAGGCATTCGCGCATCACGGCGCGAACCTTCTGCCAGATCTCCTTGTCGGCCGTCACCGCCTCGACAATCGACTCGGCCAGATACGCCTCGACGAATCGGGTGAAATTGGGCGGCCAAAGGGAAAGGTTGCCGCCGTACGAATTGCCGTTTGACACATATCGCAGGTACAACGGCGACACGTCGGCAAACCAGTACGCACCTTCGGACTGGTACTCGAGCAGCGGCTGCGTAAAGTACTCGTCGCTGCACACTGCCGTGGTGCGCACCAGATCGGCCGGGCGGTCGAACGCGTACTGATACCCGAAGGACGGATCGACGCTCGGTGTCGGTTCTGCCTCCACCGAGCGGATCGCGAACTTCCACTGCCCACGCTGCAAACAATCGTCGATCGCGGGACGTGCCCACACGGTGTCGAGCCGCCGACGAACCTCACGCGCCTCGGAAAGACTCGCAAGCGAGCGCTCCCCCAGCAGCATGAGGGCGTTGTTGTACAACGTGAGTTGAGTGGGCATGTCAGGCCGCCATCGCCTTCAGATGGTCGTCGAGGTATACGCGCGCCTGGGCCTCGGTCTCGAAGCCATCACGCAACACGTCCTTGCCCCGCAGGATCGACCACTTCGACCGCGAGCCGCGGAACTTGATCTCGTAACCCTCGGTGATCGAGGCGTCGAGCTTTGCGGGCTCGAGTTCCACGCGTCGCAGCAGCGACACGGTTGCATCCAGCCGGCGGGCCGAACGCACGATGAATTCTGCGTAGAACGAATTGTCTTCTGCCAGCACCTCGATCATGTCGCCGGGGCGCAAGCGTGACGCGACGTGCGCCCAATAGCTGGGCACGACCATGTCTTCGATCGACGTGTCCCCTGGGACGATCGCACGGTAACCACGCCGGCTGAATTCGGCCTCGGCCAGCGCGTTCGGTTTCAACTGTTTGTCGTTCATGGATTCCTCGTGAAGGTGGGCGGGAGCGCCCGAAGACGCCCCCGCCCGGTGGGTTACGCCACCGCGCCGAACGCCGTCGTGGCCGCATCACCCGAGACCGAAGCCACGTAGTGGAAGCTGCCCTTGGGCGTCGCGGTGTCGATCACCAGCACGATGTCGCCCACGGCCATGCCGAGGGAAACACCGTTGCTGAAGTACGACGCCGCATTGACGTCGGAGTCGACATCGGCCGACTTGTAGATCCACACCGAAGCACCACCACCGATGGTATCGGCGATCTTGCACGGCGGGTTCGTTGCTGCATAAGCCATTGCTATTCCTCCTGGCTCAGATTAGGCGGCCACCAGAGCCGAACCGTCGTGGTTCATCACCACGATGCCCGAGTTCTGGAGGTTGTTGGTGCCGAGGTAGATCGACGTGCGAGCGAAGGAGTAATCCTGCTCGTCGTCGTAACCCACCGACGTCTGGATGCCGCCCGTATTCACAGCGTGGCCCACGGCCGACTTGTGATACAGGAAGCACTTCTCAGCGTTCGTGCCGACGCCCGGCAGGTTCGGGTGAACGATCCAGTTCACGTCGAGCCACCGATACATCGTCGGACGATCGCGCCAGGCCGGATCCGCACCCGGAGTCGGCAGCGAGTTGATGTACTCGCGGGAAGCGAACTCCTTGGTCTGCATCAGGTAAGCCTCGAAGGCCGGCGTGATGAGTCCGTAGAGGTTGCCGTCCCACGGCACGTCACTGTTGCCGAGGATCGTCTTCGCACGCAGCACGAGACCCAGCGAAGCCGTCACCGCAGCACCCGTGTTCACCGTGCCCGTGTTGAGCTCAGTGATAATGTCCGAGTCAATCTTGCGATTGATCACGGCCATCGAAGTGCGCTGCATGATGTCGCGCTGGTTGCCCTGGGAGGCGAACACGTTGAACGAGGTCTTGCGCACGAGGTCGTGCCACTCGTACAACGTGACGGACGTCTGGGTCAGGTCGTCCGCGCGTGCCGGGATGAGCCCGTTCACGCCACGCGTGACCGCGGACGCGCCGCCGGAACCCGCCACGAGGAAGGTCGCGGTGTTGCCCTTGATCTCGACTTCGGTCGTCACCGTATCGCGCAGGAGGGACTGACGCTGCTCGAACGCAGCGACGAACTCCTGTCGATATTGGACTTGAAAGGCAGTGTCTGCCATTTGAGTATCTCCAGTTGATTGGTAAAAAGCCTTACCGCATCAACGGGTTATCCTTCCATTCGCGCGCGGGTTGTCCTCGCGGGGCCGCGCTCAGAAATTCAGGGGCCGTCTTCGCAGTGAATCGAACAGAAAGCGCCGGGGCCTTGCGGGGTATCCGGCGGATGGTTTAGCTGGCCTTCGCCAGACGCTCGCGCGCATCGAGCAATTGCCGATAGCGCGCCTGCATCTTCTCGTCAGCCATGTACGCACGACGGTTCTCGCGCATCGTCTTTTCGATGTTCGCGATCTCGTCGGCCACGCTGGCGGTCGCGTTGCCGGAGCCCGGCACCACGGTCGCCGCGGGGTTCAGTTCCCGCGCCATGCTCACCAGCCAGCGCATGACGTCGGGGTTGTTCAGGGTCGGCACGCCGTCTGGACCGCGCGCCGAGAGCAGGCCGTCGTTCACGGCCGCGGGGGCCGAGCCGAGGAAGGCCTTCACAATGTTGAGGTTGGTCTTGTAGTCCCCGCCCCACTCTTCGCGCATCGCCTCCTGCACGGCCTCGAGCGAGGTGCGCTCGATCTCGGCGCGGCGTTCCATCTCGCTATTGCGGAACTCGTCGTACCAGGACACGACCTCGCTCATCACCTCGGGCGTGACATTCTTGGCGTGCATCCGCTCGGCGAATCCGTTCAGGATCGCGCGATCCTCGTCGCCGAGCACCACGTCGTTCGGCAACTTCTCGAAATAGCCGTCGGGCTTCTCGGGGATACCGTTGGCCTTGCGCCACTCGCTCACCTGGTCGGGCGTGGCGTCGGCCGCGAGCGGCCGAACGAACT